GTCGAGAATGATGATGACCAGTGGCCGGGGTTCGCCAAGTCGGATGACGGCATGAAAGCCGGCGACGATGCAGAGGACGGCGTTACCAACGATGACGGGGAATCGGGCAAGAAGAAAAAGAAGAAGGACAACAAGAAGTTTGTGGCCAAGTCTGAGCCGAGCAACGATGATGTGGTCAAGAAGGCCGAGGAGCTAGCCAAGGCTGCCAATGACGGCAGCACCTGGATGGCTCATGTTGAGGCTGCTCGCGAAGAATTGATTAAGGTGGGCATGACGCAAACCTTGATGGAAAGCTCCAACGAAGAAGCTGCCCCGACCGATGAAGAGACTGACGACGGCGACGAGGATAAGTCCGACGACAAGACCGCCGAAGCCGAAACTGCCCAGAAAGTTACGCCTCCGGGTGTTCGCCAGGTTTGGACTGCCGGGGACAACAAGGTCTTCGAGAAGAAAGCTGACGCGGAAGCGCACGAGCTCACGCTTGTCAAGGCCGAGCTCACTGAGGCTGAGAAGCTTCGTCAGCGGCTGTCGAAAGCTACCGACGCTCCTGTGGAGAAAGAAAGCGACGAGATCTTCTCCATCGGTCGTATCGATGATCTTCACAAGGCCTTGCTCGAGCTTGAGCAGCCCCGTCAAGAAGACGGCTCGCCAGCACTGGAGAAGGGGATGTATACGGTGTCTCGCTTTGCCAATATGATGGGCGATGTCGCGTCTTTGGCTCGAACCATCAAGGCGGAACAAAAACTCGAAGAAGACTCGGAGGATGGTGCTGTTCACAAGGCTTTGTCCACCCATCTGTCGTCTTTGGGCGAAAGCTTCATGGATTATGCGAAGAACCAGATTGCTGAGCTCGTGGCGGGTATCGATGCGGAGCTGTCTCCCAAGGTTGCTTACGACTATTACTACCGCGCGGCGGGTGAAGGCAACGACCTTGCCAAAAACGTGGCGGAGATGATCGAGGCTGTTCAGGAAGAGCTTGAACCCGCCATCGAGAAGGTGAACAAGCTGGCCAAAGCCTTTGGCTTCACGGATTCCTCGGTCGAGGAAGATGATACCCCCCCGCTTCAGAAACGTTTCGATGACCTTTTCGCTGAGAACGAGGCCCTGAGCAAGGTCGCGAACGAAGCAGTCTCGAAAGTCGAAGATCTCGCGAAGCGTGTGAGCACCATTGAGGACACGCCGCTTCCCCGAGCCCCCCGGAACATTGTCGAGAAGACGGCAGACACCATGTTTATGGGCAAGGCCGCCGTTACTGAAGACGAACGAATGAAGGTCCTTAAGGATATGCTTGCCGAGCACTCGTCGGACGAGCTCGCAACCATGATGATTAAGGCCTCGCAGTCATCGGGAGGATCCCAGCTGGGATTGAAGACCCCGTAACGAAGCAACCGAGCGACCGGGGACGGGAGCTCAATACTGCCCTTGCCGGGGACGGTAAGGTTAACCCAAAACCTTTTAAGTGGAGACTGAGATTATGATTACTCAAGAAGCAGGCCTTGCAGCGGGAGCCTCTCTCGCTGCGCTGATAAAGGCTTTGGGCGACTCGCCGCAGATCGCCAACCCGACTCTGCCCGAGGCGCTCGCCAAAAGCACCTTTGTTCAGTCGGGCTCGGCAACGACCGGCTTGACGTTCTACGACCTCGAGAATGGCGCCAAGTTCCTTTACCCGGTTCTGACGCCTCTTCGCAACGAGGTCCCGCGTGTTTCCGGCAAGGGCGGCATCCAGGCCAACTGGAAAGCTGTCACCGGGATTAACACCAGCGGCATCCGTATCGGCGTGTCCGGCGGTAACCGCGGTGCTGTCATGGCGGTCAGCGTTGCTGATTATGCTGCGGCCTACAAAGGCATCGGCATTGAAGACAACGTTGACTTCGAAGCTCAGTATGCCGGCCAAGGCTTTGAGGACATTCGCGCACTTGCCGCGAAGGTGGGTCTCGAATCCCTGATGCTCGGTGAAGAGCTGCTCATCTTGGGCGGCAATGGCACGGTTCCTTTGGGCACCACCCCGACGCCTTCCCTGACGGGCTCGACCACCGGCGGCACGATGACGGCGACCACCAAGCACGTTGCTTGTGTGGCTTTGACGTTGGAAGGCTATGTCAACGCTTCAGTCATTGCGGGCATCCCGACGAGCATCACTCGGACCAACGCTGATGCTTCGACGGACACCTTCGGCGGCGGGTCTGCCCAAAAATCGGTAGCCGCATCCGTGGCGACGACCGGTACCACGGGCTCGATCACGGCTACCGTGGTTGCGGTTCGCGGCGCTGTTGCCTACGCTTGGTTCTGGGGCGCTTCGGCTGCCGCTGCAACTATTGGGGAGATCACCACGGTCAACGAGGTGGTGATGACTGTCGATGCGGGAACGGGCACTCAAACCTATGCCTCGCTTCCTTCGGCTGACAACTCGGCGAACAACCTCGTTTTCGACGGCTTGCTTACGCAGGCCATGAAGTCGGGCTCGAACGCCTATTACCGCTCGCTCGACGGCGCTCCGCTCTCCACGGATAACGCCGGCGGCATCGTGGAAATCGATGTGGCTCTCAAGAGCTTCTGGGACAACTACCGCCTCACGCCGGATACCATTTGGGTGAGCTCGGATCAGGCGTTGTCGATTTCTCAGAAGATCTTGGCAACCAACTCGAGCGGTGCTTACCGCATCGTGGTGAATATGGAACAGGGCATGATCGCGGGTGGTGTGATGGTCGCCACCTACCTGAACCGGTTCTCCATGAACGGCGCCAACGTGCTCAAGGTTCGGATCCATCCGAATATGCCTCAGGGCATGATCTTGTTCACGACCAAAACGCTGCCTTACCCGGTCAACGGCGTCGGCAACGTTGTGTGTATCCGCACCCGCCAGGAATACTACCAAATCGAATGGCCGTTGCGAACTCGCAAGTACGAGTACGGCGTCTATGCCGATGAGGTGCTTCAGCACTACTTCCCGCCGAGCATGGGCGTCATCGCCAACATCTCGTAACTGGAAGGGGCGGGGAGGTTTAGGAAGAGGCCTCCCCGTCTTTCATTCAACAATCAGGAAGGGACAAATTCCATGACTACACCAGCTACCCATATGAAGGCTCCCTCGAATGTTCGAGGTGAAGCCCTGATCGAAGGCCAAGCCTATCAGATTCCCGCGTCCGGCGTCATCAAGCTCACCTCTGAGTCTCACGCCGCTACCCTGCGCCGCCACGGCTTTCGTGACCATTTTGAGGAGCCCGAAGACTTCGCTGCCGCTATCGAGGCGATGTCGGACAAAGACGAGCTCGTTGAGTTTATCGAAGAACGGGCCGGCGATGCGGACAACAGCATGAGCATGAAAAAGCTCAAGAAGCTGGCGCGTGAAGCTGCCGGCGTCAAGGAGTAAGGCGTGACTGAGAGGCTCACCACATTAGCCGCCGTAAAGGAATGGCTGGACATGAGCTCGGAAGCGAGTGATAGCCTGCTTACCCGGGTTATCGATGCGGCCTCTCAGTTTGCCCTTAACCACATGAACCGTGATGGATTCGGTTCAAGAGATTACACCCAAAACTTCATGGGCAACGGTAAAACAGAGAACCTGCTGAACAACTGGCCTATCATCGACATCACCTCTGTGGGCATCAACGGGTCTCTGATCCCCGCGTCCTCTTTCGGGGTAGGGGGACTTCCTACTTCAGGGTACCGCGTTAGTGATCTTCGCTCGGCTCCACAGGCGCTTCAGCTTTATGGCTACAACTTCATCTACCGAACTCCCTGCCAAGTCATCTACCGTGCGGGGTACCAAGCTTCGCAAGTTTTCTTGCTGGCCAACCCCGACAGCTTGGCAAGCATTGAAGTTATACCCACCGCCTCGGGTCAATGGGTTAGCGATGTGGGTGTTACGTTGAACGGGGTTGAAGCTACTAAGGTGGCTACTTCACCAGCAACGGGAGAATACTCGGTTAGTGAGTGGGGGGTGTATACCTTTAACACGGCTGACGACAGCGCCGAAGCTATCATCACTTTTTCTTATTGTCCTTTTCTCGTCAGTTTTGGTGTGACCGAGTTGGTAGGCGAGTGGTTCAAGCGGCGGGATCGCATCGGCGTGTCCTCCAAAGCATTGTCAGGCGGCGTTGGCGAGAATGTTTCGTTTATCCAATCCGATATGAACGCCAGTGTTCGATCTTATCTCCAAGCTTACAAGAACGTGATACCCGTCTGATGGCCGACCTTTTGTCTTTAACGCTTTTGGGTGATCGAAGCCTTATTCGTAACCTTGAGACAATGCCCGACACTGTTCGGGCTATTCTTCTGGAAAAAACTCGCATTCTTACCGAAGACTTGGCAAGACGGGTGGAAGAGAATATCGAAACTCGGCTGAACAAGAACAAGAATGAGAAAGCCTACAGCGGCAGTCCCAAGCACATGAAAGATGCTGTCGAGACCTTTGTGGATGACGATGGTAACCGAGTGGAAGGCACCGTCTACATCGACAACATCCCTTATGCTCGAGCCCAAGAAAAGGGCGCTAACATCCCCGCTCACGTTATCTATCCCCGTCGAGCCAAGGTCCTTGCGTTTATCGCAGCTTCCGGTGATAAAGTCGTAGCAAGCCGAGTGTTTCACCCCGGTGCCGTTATCCCGCCCTCTCGCTTCATGGCTGATGCCTACAGGGAGATGGGCCCGATCATTAGCAAAGAGATAAAGAAAGCAGTGGTTCAAGGAATCCGCGCTCAGATGAGGTCAGGTCGATGATTGACGAAGAGCTTATCTACGCAACCCTGTTTGAGCGTGTCGCTGACGTTCGCTGGCAACGACCAGGCGAGGAAGAAGCCGGCCGGGGGTTCGTCACGATGTCTCGCCGGGTGAAACTGTTTAGTGATGTCCCGAGCACGATCCAGCCGGCCTGTTACCAAGCGGAGCATACCACGATTGATGGCCAGGTCACAGGGATGCCTTACAAAACCACCATGATCGCCAACTGGATTGTTTACCAGTCTGTGGGAAAAGACAAAAATGCCATACCCGCTCAAGAAAACAATTACATCATCAGGGGTATCCGTGAGGCTCTCCAGCCTCGTCCCACTGACGTAGGTTTTCTTGATCGCAGAAATACGCTGGGAAGTTTGGTTCACCATTGCTTCATCAGCGGCACGATCTTCCGAGACCCGGGAGACCTAGACGACCAGGGGATGATAGTCATTCCCATTAAACTCTTGGTACCATAATGGAGGCGTTATGAACAACGACCGCACCTTTTCCGCAGGCCCGAAAGGATCGAAGGCTTCAGAGCCCAACATTCTTGCGGAATCATCCGAAGAGATCCCCGAGGCATCAGCCCCTGTGGAGACCCGAACGATGCAGGCCATTCGCTCGTGGGTTTCTTTGCGCGTTCGCAGCTCTCCGCTGTCACGCAACACTGAGGCCTACAACTATCTAATGGCACAGCTGCCCGAGCTGGCCTCGATGATTGACAAGGAGAACCAGGCATGAGTCAGTATGTTTTCGGTACCGGGCAGCTTTTTGCTATGCCCGTCGGCGGGGGTGCCCCGCTTCGTTTCGGCGCGCTTCAGGATGTTTCTATCGACCTGTCCGCCGACATCAAGGAGCTTTATGGCCAGTATCAGTTTGCGCTGGACACCGCCCGGGGCAAAACCAAGGTTGAGTGGAAGGCGGGTAGCGGTAATATCGACATCACTGCCTTCAATCAGGTTTACTTCGGCGGCGATGTGGTTGCGACGGATGAGATGCTTCAGGCTTTCAACGAGTCGGGCACTGTTCCGGCGATGGCGGCTTATACGGTCACCGTGTCCAACGCCTCTGAATTCATCATGGATTTGGGCGTCTACTCTTCAACGACCGGTTTGCCGTTGAAGCAGGTTCCCGGCACACCCGCCACGGGAGAGTATTCGGTCAGTGTGGCGGGTGTTTACACCTTCAATGCCGCTCAGGCTGATGCCGTTCTTCTGTTCAACTACCTGTATGAGGGCGCCGCCGGCGGTACTCTTACCGTCACCAACCCGCTGATGGGATCCACTCCCAAGTTTCAGCTGGTCGCGTCTCAGACGTATGACGGCAAAACCTTCACCGCCATCCTGTATTCTTGCGTGGCTGACAAGCTGTCTTTGCCGCTCAAGCAAGATGACTACTTGATGGCTGAATTGTCAGGCACTGCCCACAGCAATGCGGTGAACCAGGTCATGAAGCTCAGCACCACGTCCATCACCGGCGGGGGCAACTGATCCACTTGGGCGGCTCGGGTCCCGGCTCGAGTCGCCCGTTTACCGGCCTTTAGGAGGGACAATCCATGGCTATCGCTACCATCAACCGAATTCCCTATGATATTCCCGAATTGAACTTCTCGGCCCTTGAGAGGGCTTGGCCTTATATCAACGAGGCGATGAGCAACCCCGATCCCATGAAAGGCGTATCTGCAGCCCTTCGTGTTATTGCCGCGGGCCTTATCGAGAGCAAACACTTTGACCCAAACGTCTTTGGCATTGCTTCACTGGACTTGAAGCCCACCCTAGATCGGGAAGATCAGCTTTTCGATCAGGTTACCGTTTTCCTCAAAAGGAACACCAGGGCTACCGAAATTGCCGGTATTCGTGATACCGTCTTGGCGATAGCCAAGGAGGCCGGGTTGGAAACCGATGAGGGGGAGCAGGAGGAGGGGGAGGAGAAGACTCCGAACCCTTCGACGGAAATTGCGATGAGTTCATTGCCGAGCTAGTGGCCGCGGGCTGCGAAGGCGGTAGTTGGGAAGGAGTACGAAGGAAGTGGTCTTTATCGAAGTACAACAAGATGGGTGAATACTGGAGTAAAGCTGGCCCTCCTGTTCATATTGCTGTGGCAGCCTACCTCGGACTTATCAAGCCCGACAAGAAAAAGACTTCATCCCAATCTCGGGCTCAACAAAGCGGGTCATCAAACCTTAACGAGCTCGAGAAACTTCTTGCAAGAACCGGCGGAGTAATCAATGGCTGAAGATACCGACAACCTTAATATCAACATCGGATCTGACCCGTCCGGTGTGGAGCAGGGTACCAACCGGGCCAAGGCAGCCATCAAGGGTGTCAGCAAAGAAGCCCGAGACTTGGACGCAGCGTTTCGTCGGATCAAGTCTTCCATCGACCCGACCTTTGCTGCAACTCAAAAGTATAACCAGCTTTTGTCCGACAGTCGAAAACTTTTGGCCGCCGGCAAGATTAGTCAGGCAGAATACACCGCTTCTATCAAGGCGGCGAAGACAGCTCTTGATTCTCAGGTTCAATCGATCACCAAGAATTCGTCAGCAGGAAAGGCGGCGGCGGCAGAAGCCAAGGCTCGTGCTGCTCAGGCCAAGCTTGACTCAAAGGCTCAAGCCCAGGCAGAGAAACTTGCTGCCCGTGAAGCTTCCGCCGTGAAGATCGCAGCCGCGAAACAGGCCGCTGCCGCTGTGGAGGCTGCTCAGCTTCGTCAGAGAAACGCTATCAAGCTGTCTGCACAAGCCGCGCGTCAAGCAGCGTCCGAGGCTCGTAAGCTGGCAGCGGCTGCATCCTCGCCCTCCACTCGAGGTGTCCAAGCGGGATCTATCGACACAGGCGGTCGTTCAATCGCTCAGCTTGCCGACTTGTCTGCTCGAGCTTCTCAGAAAGCTGAGACAGCAGCAGTCAAAGCGATGCAAGCTGCGGCAAGGGCTGCGGAGTCGACCAGCACCCGAACAGCGACAGCCGCTCGTAAATCCGCGGAATCCGCGAAAGCATCGGCCGAAGAAGCCTCTGCTCGTGCTATCGAGCTGGCTCAAGCTCGGGCTTCAGAAGAAGGTCGAATTAACCAGGAGATTGCTGCCACGGCTAAGGCCGCAAGGGAACAAGAAAAGTTGGCTATTCGTGAAGCCGCACAAGAGGCTAAGCGAGCTGCTCAAGAAAAGAGACAAGCTGCCATGCTTTCACGCAAAGCGGCTACCGAGGCAACTCGTGCAACGGAGGAGCAAGCTCGAGCGGAGAAGCGATCAGCGATTGCAGCCCAAGAGCTTCGAGCATCCGTGGACCCCCTGTATGCAGCGCAAACTCGCTACAATGAAACAATGCGCCGAGCCACCCAGCTTTTGATGCAGAACAAGCTCGCGACAGGCGAATGGGCTCGTATACAGCAACAAGCCAAGACTCAGATGGATGTTAACGTTCGGTCCATGGGAAGAATGAACAGCGTCTACGTTCAGTTAGGTTACCAGGCTCAGGATGTCACCGCGTCCATGGCTTCGGGTATTAGTCCCCTTGTTATTCTTGCTCAGCAAGGCGGCCAAACAGCTGCTGCGCTTTCTCAGATGGGCGGAACTATCGGTAAGGTTGCGGCTTTCATGGCCGGGCCCGCCGGTGCTGCGATCATCGGCTTCACTTTACTTCTTGGTTTGATGCTGGGTCGAAATAAGGAGCTTAAGGAATCGACGTTGGACTTGGCTGATGCTGAGGCTCGTCGAGCTGCCGACCTTCCCGACTTGACCAAAGCCATCCAAGATTTCAACCGCCAACAAGAACAAGCCAACATCAACAACCAAGAGGCTTTGGACATTGCGTCTCGGACGGCCTCGGGGACTGTGGGCGAAACGATGAACCGCGTAAACACCGCGAAAAAGGGATTGAAGGACTTAGAGGAAGCCCTCAACTCTTTTAAGCAGTCTGCCTCCAGCATGGAAGACCTGGCCGCGGTCGCGGCGTTGGAGCTTCAGGTCAGTCAAGCTCGCCAAGAAGTAGTTCTTGCACAGAAAGCTTATGCTCAAGCGCGTCAGGCACAGACAAACGTTGAGATACGCCAAAGCAAAGCGGTGGTTGAGGCACGACTAGATGACCAGGAAAAAGTGAGGCAAGCCTACGACCGAACAGAAACTCACCTTCAGAATCTTTACAAAGAAGAAGTCAAGTTACTAGATCCCATGAAAGATCAGGTTAAGATAGCTGAAGCTCAAGCTAAGTTTGAGCAGCAGCTACTCACGGCGGCGATCAGTAGGGATGCCCAGCTCAAGGCGATCACAGAGTCACAGAAAAAGCCTAAGGAAGAAAAAAATCTTTCTCGCGCCCAGTTTCAAGAAGCTCAAGAGGGTATTCGAGACTATATCGAAGAAATGAACTACCTTCAGTCCCAAGCTGATGAGGACTTTACTCTAATCCTTGAGCTTCAGGATAAGAAGATTAAAGCCCTTCGAGATTTCTACGGTGAAGAGTCCAAAGAGACTGTTCGAGCTCAGCGCGAAAAGGTGGCTATACAACGTGCTGCGGATCGAGTCGTTCTTCGCGACCAGCAAGTTTTCTTGGATCAGCAGTTAGCCGCTGCGGAAGCTGCCGAACAAGAACGAGCTGCTGTGGAAGCCAGCAACCTGGGCATCCAGTCTGACAACGCGGACTTTGATGGTCAATTCGTTATGGCTGAGCAAGCCCTGATTGTCAAAGCGGGTTTGATGGATCAGGAGTTTCAAAACCTTCGAGCCCACAAGGAGCGGATGTTTCAGCTGGAGCTGGCTTACCTTCGCAGAAATTTACAGCTGTCTAACTTACCCGTAGCTCAAAAGCAAAACATCTACAGGGCTATCGAGAATTTGACTGCGGATCATAATGCGGAGATGGCTCAAATCACCGCGGGGTATGCTCGTCAAGCAAATCAAGTAAGTCTTCAAATGGCCGACCTTCAGATGGAGAGGTGGAGGGATGTTGCTTCCACCCTGACCCAATCGATGAGCTCAGCTTTCCAAGGACTGTGGACGTATTCAACCAGTTTCCATCAGGCTATGATAAACATGGCCGATCAACTCGTGTTCAAGTTTTTTGACATGGGGATGCAGATGGTTCAAAATTGGATGATGTCCCTGGTTAAGAAAAATCTGTTGACCAAGGCGATGTCCGCTGAAGAGACCGCAGCCGTTGCCGCAGCTGCCGCTGCTCAGGCCGCCGCAGTATCGACCGGCAAAAGTACCGAGACGCTTGCTACGACTGCTTCCGGTGCCATAAAAAAGACCGTATCGACTGCCACTGCGGCCGCGGGCGTCGCTTCTGAGATTATACAGACAACGGCAGCCGTCAAAGGCGCAGCAGTTCAAACCGCGGTAGCTGCTAAGGCGGGCATGACTGAAATCGGTACTTCCGCCGGTGTTGCCGCCGCCGGCGCGTATAAATCCACCGTGGTTATTCCTTTCATCGGTCCCATTGCTGCACCGGCCGCTGCCGCGCTAGCCCTTGCTGCGGTTTTAGGGTTCGGCGCGCTTATATCCGCTAAGGGGGGTCAAGCTGAAGTCGGTCAAGACGGTCAGCTGTCAATGCTTCACAAGAAGGAGATGGTGCTTCCCGCATGGGCAGCTATTCCTCTTCGTGAGGGTCTTAAGGCTCGAGGTAACGGGGGTATGCTTTCCAGTGTGGCGAAGGCGGGCACCTCGGTCAGGGAGAGTGTTACTAGCCGAACTGACCAGCAAGGACCCACATTTAACTATCAGCCTAGCCACATTAACAAGAGCGCCAAGATGGAGGAGCTACTCCGTGAAGACGGGGCTGCTCTTCGCAAGTGGCTGAAAAACGAAGTTAGGAACGGGGGCTTGAAGTTGTCATGACGTTGAGAAGAGTAGAGGGTTTTGAATTCATGCCGACCGGATTGACAGCCGATCAGCGCCGAGCTCTTTGGGGTGCTAAAAGCATCTTCAACAATAACCGCGGAGACTCTACTGTCCCCAACGTGCAACAGGGGAGGTTTAGTTACGGAGGGGCTTGGGCAGCAAGGAATTCTATTGCTATCGTCTCCGGGGGAGAAGTGGGCAGTGTGTTGCCTTTGGGGGGTTTCATGACTGAGGGGTATATGGGGGTTGCAGTCTTTCGGGGAGAGAGCGCCACCAACTCTTCTCAGTTCATTAGCTTCTACCACGCCGGTCTTGAGCTTCCTCAATTTTCCGTGGTCTTTGTTGCCAATGGAGTCATTCAACTTCGACGAGGATCAGATTTCGGAACTCTCATTGCTCAAACTCCCGCGGGGACTTATCAAAATGACCGCTGGTTTTTCGTCGAGATATACGGCTCTGTAGCGGATTCGGGTGGTGACATTCAAGTAAGGGTAAACACCGAGGTGGTTATAGACGCCGTCTCCATAGATAGCCAAGGCATAACCAGCACAGACCAGTTTGACTCGATTCGATTGGCGTGGCGAAGCTTCAACGGCTCTGGATCAAATCTGGACTATATGTTTGACGATTTCTACTTTTGCGATACGGCGGGATCCATCAACAATGGGTTTTTGGGTAACGTAAGGGTGAAGACCCAGTTTACTTCGGGGAATTCCACGCCTTTAGATTTTACAATAGGCGGTACCTCACCCGCTGCTACCAACTGGCAGTCTGTTCAGAATAGATTGCTGAACAACTCTACTTTTGTTTTTACTGGCACTGTGGGCAACACGGACCTGTATGAGCTTCAGGCGATTCTTGATTCTCCTGTAGTCTTCGGTGTTCAAGTGTCCGGTGCTTATTGGCAAGATGACTCCACACAGAAGATTGCTAGAAATGTTATCAAGTCTTCGACTACGACGCTCGAAAGCGGCGACATCTATATTAACCAAGATCCCACCTACTACCCAACCGTCTTTGAGCTCAACCCCCACACCAGCTTAGGTTGGACGGGTGCTGAAGTTAATGCGTTGTTGGCTGGCCCTAAACTTCAGGCATAAGCCATGGCTGAGATAAGAGTATTCGTAACTTTAACCGAACCCCTATCCGAAGGCGTCCCTTTCTTAATCACTCCCAGTTTCATATCAGAACCACTCACCGGAGGTAACCCTACTCTTTTCTTACTTGACTTCTTTACCGAACCGGCTTCCGGAGGTAACCCTAATCTTTTCTTGCTTAACCTTATCAATGAAGTTTTATGTCAATCACCACAGGAGCTTTCAGTGAGCACAGATCCTTTTCCCGGCTTCGGTAACTCCCCGGTAACACCATCGGTACCCCAAGCAAAAGACCCTTTTGATACGGCGTTGCCCGGTCTTTCCTACTCGGTGAATAAGAAACCGATGTTTAAGACTCGCATCTCGGAAGCGGCATCGGGGACTGAGGTGAGGAACGCTTTGGCGGAATACCCCCGCTGGGACTTCGCCTTTCGATATGACTTTCTTGAGGATAAAACGGGAGCAGAGTCTTCTTTGAAAACCATCATGGGATTTTTTCTTTCGATGCGGGGTTCCTTCGACTCTTGGCTGTTCAAGGATCCCGACGACTACTTGGTGGTCAACGGTTCTTTGGGTATGTCTGATGCTGTTACTCCCACTTTTCCTTTTTTTCGGTCCATTGGGAGTTTTTACGAGAAGGTAGGTCAGGTTGATGAGGCTAATACTATCACCGTTTATCACAGCCCCCTCGAGGACGCGACAGTCCCCGGGTCTCCCTACCAAATCACGGTCACCAACGCGGCTTCTTTCATCGAGGACCTCGGAGTTACTAACGACGGTGTTCCTTTGGTTCGCGTGGCTTCAAGCCCCTCTACTAATCAATACTCCGTAGCCGCCGGCGTATACACCTTTGGAATAGCTTCTTCGGGAGACGACGTGGTTATAACCTACAGGCATACGGTAGACCCCGCCGATTACACCGTAACTCTTCCCAACCTTTTGGTCTTTGATGCTGCTCCCCCTTTGGGTCAAGTCTCTGCTGATTTTCAATTTTTCTTCGCTTGTCGTTTTGCTGAGGACGAAATGGACTTCGAGAAATTCATGGACAAATTGTGGAGTCTTCAAGAGTGCAGCTTCAGGAGTATCATTCAATGAGACCCGTCAAACTTCAAACGGGGTTTACCCTCGGCGACCTCGAAGCCGCCATGGCTTCCCGTCAATTCGTCTACGCGGATTGCTTCACTATCATCCCCTCCGTGGGATCGCCCCTTCGGTATACGTCTGCCCAGCAAAACGTGACCGTGCTGGCGGTTGACGAGGTAGTTAACCGGACCTACTTTGCCGGCCAGGTCATTATCCAAGGATTAAGGGCTCGAAATAACCTCGGAGTGGAAGTCGATCAGCAAGAGATTCAGTTGAGCTATCCCGCAACTGATGCTTATCAGAATCTCGGTCTTACTTGGGCTCAAGCACTTCTTCAGGGAAAATTGGATAACGCCTCCCTTCGCCGAGACCGCTACGTTGCTCGAGACTGGAACTCGCCGTGGATCGGGGGCTATCCTATGTTTCGAGGCTTGGTGTCCACGCTTAACAAAGTGGGAAGACAAAGTGCCACGATTGAAGTGAAGTCCGACTTGATCGTCCTTAACCGTCAATCGCCCGCCTACCTGTGGGAACCCAACTGCAAGAACACTTGGGGCGATCCCGCCTGCGGCGTAACCCAAAGCGACTGGTCTGAGTCCGGCATTGTGGGTTCATCTCCCACCCGTTCAAAGATTCCTTGGTCGGGTGCGGGGCCTGACTTCAATCTGGGTAAGATTCACATCCACAGTGGAGACAGCGTTACCCGCGTCCGAACGATTGCTCGAGCAACAGCTACCGACCTTTTCCTGGCTTACCCCCTTGACTTCGATCCCGTAGTGGGTCAAAGTTTCACAGCGTTTCCGGGATGCTCGCGAACCTCCGATCCCACTTTCGGGTGTCCCAAGTACCACGTTAGCTGGCAGGGAAAGTTCAAGGGATTCCCCTTCATCCCCGTCGCGGAAACTGGCATATGATAAGCGTCGAGGATCACCGATTGCTTGTGCGGGACATCGCTAGGACCTGGTTGGGCACCCCGTATCATCACCAGGCGGCGGTGAAGGGCGCCGGTGTCGATTGCGCTCGGATACTAATCGAAGTATACGCCGAAGCCGGGCTAATGGCCTCCTACAAGCCCGAACGGTATACTAAAGATTGGTACTTTCACAGGAACGAGGAGAAATACCTCAAGAACATCGAAGACCATGCTGGGCTCCCGATCAAGGATAATACTTCAATCCACCTGTGGGCTGATGAGAAATACCGACCCTTAATGGGAGATATGCTAGTATGGCGAGTGGGTAGAACCTTTAGCCATGGGGGCATTGTTTCGGACTGGCCTAACATTATTCACGCTTCAGCCCCTTCTCGAATGGTAGAGGAAGTCTCCGTGATAAATACGGTGGTTCACGAAAGGCCGGTTAAGGTTTACTCTTTCTGGAGGAACAGATGAGTTTATTCTTTGGATCAGGAAATAAGGCCAAGCCTCAGTTTACGGGGCTGGCAATTCAGACGTCTACGTCGGCTGTTCCCATCGGCTTGTGGTACGGCAAAAACCGGGGTGCGGGTAACATCATCTGGCAGGGTGACTTTCGATCCAAAGCTCAAAAGCAAGGAAAAGGCGGCGGCGGTAAGGGCGGCACTACCTACACCTACTCGGGTTCTTATCAGGTCGGTCTGTGCTGGGGCCCGATCACCGGCATCGAAAGGGTGTGGAAAAACCAGTCGATAACCAGTATTTCCGCTCTGGGTTTTTCGCTGTCAGTAGGGAATAATCCTCAGGCTCCCTGGGGTTATCTTTCTTCAGCTCATCCCTCGGAAGCTCTTGGTTACCCCGACATCGCTTACCTATCCGTTCAAAATTATGACTTGGAAAGCTCTAACGCCTTTCCTCAGCACAGCTTCGAGGCTACCTCATTGCTCGAAGGAACGGGCGTAGGCGGAACTGTTAGTGACGCCGACCCCTCGGAGGTTATCCTGGATTTCTTGTCGAACGAGGTCTACGGGGTAGGGTTTAACGTGGGAATCTTAACTAACCTTAGCTCGACAGCCGATGCGACCACGACAGGTGACGGAACCTTTCAAACTTATTGCAGAGCGATGGGATTTGCTATGTCCCCCTTCTTGTCAACTCAGCAACAGGCCGGCGAGATTCTTCAAAGGTGGGCGTCTCTCTTTAACACTGCCATCGTTTGGACAGGATATTCCCTTAAGTTCTATCCTTACGGTCCCGATGAGCTTACAGCAAACGGGGTGACCTATCTTCCCGATTTTCCCATTCGCTATTCTTTGAGCGATAACGACTATGTCTCTGACCGGTCCTCCGATCCCATCGTTTTCAACCGAAGTGACTACGCTGACGCCTTCAACGCTTTCTCTTTAATTATCTCCAACGCCGACAACGAGTATAACGAGCTTCCCGTTACTTGGAGAGACCAAGGATTGATTGACCAAGACCCTGTGGGAATCAAAGCGGATGAGTCGATGGATGCCCGAGAGATAACAGACCCCGACATGGCTTCGATCATGGTTACTTTGATGGGACAACGAAAAGCTTATATCCGAAATACCTTTCAATTTTCCTTGGGCCCCGAGTATTCTCGACTTGAACCGATGGACGTACTTCAGTGCAAGGATCCTCGTTGGGGTGAATTTTTGGTTCTTATCACCGAGATAAACGAAAATGACGATGATGAGCTCGAGGTCTCTGCGGAAGAATACAACGGAAGTATCTCGGTCAATACATCCACAGTTACTCAGGCCGTCTCTAACACGCCCTTGAATACGGAAGTTGCACCGGGTCCTGTCAATCCGCCGATTATCTTTGAGCCTACCGCCTTGATGACCAACGGTGCTCCGCAAGTTTGGGCATCCGTCTCGGGGGGTGACGGCACTGACTATGAGCCCAGCTGGGGAGGATGCTTTGTTTGGATCAGCACGGACGACATCACCTATGTTCAGATAGGCGATATTGATGAGCCCGCTCGGATGGGTGTCCTCACCGCAGCTTTGCCTTTATACGCTAGCACTAACCCGGATACGGTCAATACCCTGGCGGTGGATGTTAATATGAGCGATGCTGAGCTTGAAGACGCTTCCAGTGCCCTCGACGCCTCAGCCGGCGCCAACCTCAGCTACGTAGGCGGAGAGTTTATTTCCTTTGAGCTTGCCGACTTAACGGCAGTTGGTGAATATGATCTTGACAACCTGTGGAGAGGACAGCAAGGGTCAACTCGGGGGAGTCATTCGATTGGCGATGACTTCGCCCGCATCGATGAAAACACCTTCAAGTATAACCTTCCTTCCGACTATGTGGGGGAGACTCTTTATCTCAAGTTTCAAAGCTACAATATCTTCGGTAAAGCTGTTGAAGATCTTTCAACTGTTACTGCTTATACTTACGTCCCATCGGGAGCTACGTCGTTTGCCGCACCTCCGGGCGCATTGACGCTAGTATCCGATGAGCGAGTCCAGGCTGATGGCAGCAGGATTCTTGCGTTGGTCGGCACTGTAGCTTCTGCTAGCGTTGGACCGTTTCTATCCGGGTATGAAGTGGAGATAGCTGAAGACCCATTTTCTTCTTGGCAAGCAGCAGGTATCTTCGGCAAGGATAGTCTAAGCTTCAGCTCGTTGTCGCCAACGCCCGCTACTGATTATAAAATGAGGGTTCGAGCGCTATCCTCCGCTTCACAGATGGCACCCAGTACTTGGGTTGAGTCTTCCACAGTTACCACCCAGACTATTCCCCCCGCGGGTTCTCCTAGCCAATCGATTGAAGCGGGAGAAGCACTCGCTGCTCGTGACTTGGTTAATGTCTACTCGGATAGCGGGGTGTTTAAGGTTCGAAAAGCCGATGCTACCGACTTCACTAAACCCGCGAACGGCTTTGTTAAGGATAGCGTGACTTCCGGCGATGATGCGGATGTTTTCTTCTCGGGAGAATTAACGGGGTTCACAGGACTCACTCCCGGGGTTTACTACCTGTCTACCACCGCCGGCGGGATCACCTCCACGCCGCCTTCAACTTCGGGTAACATCATTCAACGGGTAGCAACGTCTACCTCCGCAACAGCTATCACTTTCGAGGCTGACACTCCAGTGGGATTAGCATAATGACAGAACGAGCACCTTTGGTTCAGATAGCTGGCCTTGTTCAAGAGTTGCCTATCGGCGACACGGTTCGCGGGGGAGGAGGCGGCGGAGGAGGCGGAGGCGGGACGACTTCCTACACGGAGTCGTGGCCTATGAGTCCCGGTGTGAATAGCGCGCCGTTCGGTACGGGGTTTTTCGGGGGGCGAGCTGCTTACTTTTCCACAGCTTGTACTCTCAAAGCAGTCGGTCTGTGGTCGAGAACAACGTCGGTAAGCGTACAGCTCACGCCCGCTATCTACAGCGCCAGCGCTTCTGGCGGGCCACTGACCCTAGTGGCCCAAGGCCCAACGGTGACGGGCGTGACTCCCGGATATCTAGAACTTCCGTTGTCCGCCGATTACGAGGTTCCGGCAAACACCGTTCTCTATGTCGGCTTCATTAATCGTGGAGGCGT